AGCAAAGAGGCCTTTTAACTATACTGTGTCAGTTACCAATGCAGATGCTGTAAGTCAAAAGGAAGAGAAAAAACAAGAAATGATTCTTGAAAGTTTAAGACAGAGAGTTATAAATCAGCTTAATGAAGATGGAATGCAAACTGGTGTTCCAACAGAAGATGTAGAAATGCCAGAAGATATTGCTAAAATGTTTGATAGAACATATGTAGATCAACGAGCTCTTATAGGACAGCATTCTATGAACTATATTTTAATGGAACAAGAGGTGAAGCATAAATTACAAAAAGCTTGGTTTCATTTTTTAGTATCAGGAGAAGCTTATACTCATAGAGGTGTAAGAAATGGTGAACCATTTTATGATGTTATAAATCCTATTGATGTAGACTATGATTTAGATCCAGATTTAGATTATGTAGAAGATGGAGATTGGGCTTTAGTTCGTAAGTATGTACACGCATCAACAGTTATAGATCATTATAATGATTATTTAACGCCAGAAGATATAGATAAATTAGAAAGTCCAGAACAAAATATATTAGACAGTTGGTTAACTAGTTCTACTAAAACAAATCCTAATAATGCTAGTAGAGGTAATTTATTAGAAGTAATCACAGTATATTGGAAATCAAGAAAACGTATTGGGTTTTTAACATATATGGATCCTATGACTGGGTCTGTAGAAGAGATGGAAGTAGATGATGGTTTTATACTTCCAAATGAAATGAAAGAATTAGGAGCACAATTAGAATGGTTATGGGTAAATGAAGTATGGGAAGGAACAAGAATTGATGAAACTATTTTAATAAATATACAACCCGTATCTAATCAAAGAGGTACTATGGATAACCCATCAAAGTGTAAATTACCTATTAATGGATTGCGTTATTCAGATACAAACTCTGATAATATATCTATGATCTCTTTGGGTATACCTTATCAGTTAAATTATAATATATATAAATACAGATTAGAGTTAGCTATTGCTCGTTCAAAAGACATTATAGCTCAGTTTGATATTAATATGATCCCTAAGAAATGGGATATGGATAAGTTTATGTATTTTGTAGAGGGAACAGGTATTGCTTGGGTAGATTATAATAAAGAAGGTATACAATTAAACCCACAACATCAATCTGTAATGGATATGTCTATTAAAACAATAGAACAGTATATAGTACTACTACAATCTATTATGGAAGAGTGGGAAAAACTATCCGGAGTTAATAGACAAAGACAAGGGCAGGTAGGACAGTATGAGGGAAAAGCTTCTTCTCAGCAATCTATTGTACAATCTTCTCATATTACAGAGGATATATTTAGAAAATTCTCTAGACTAGAACAAAAAGATATGCAAGCTCTTTTAGATTATTCTAAAGAAGCTTGGATAAGTGGTAAAAAAACTATGTATGCTATGCCAGATGGTACATCAGAGTTTCTATCTGTAGATCCTTTAAGCCATTCAGAGTCTGATTATGGTATATTTATGACTGATTCAGGAAATGAAATGGAAAAACTTCAAAAATTAGAAGGTCTATCTCAATCAATGATTCAAAATGGAATACCAGCATCTACTATAGCTGAAATGATAGACACTCAATCATTCACTCAACTTAAAGATAAGATTAGGGATGCTGAAGAGTCTATGCAGAAATTACAACAGCAACAACAACAGTCTCAAATGCAGATGGAACAAGATAAATTAAAAACTGAACAAATGAAAATGGAAAATGAAAATGTTCAGAATGATAAAGACAGAGATAATAAATTGGACATTGCAGAGTTAAATAATGAAACTGCTTTAGATATTGCTAGAATGAAGAGTGATACTGATTCTAAGCAAATAGATTCTTCTATAGAGACTGCAACTATGAAAGACAGGACTGATAAAGATAAAGTACGAGAAAGTAGAGAGTCAACTGTTAGTAAAGAAAGAACAGATACTATGAATATGATCAGTGAAGAAAGAAAGGCATCTGCTGATAGAGAAAGTAATGAAAAGATTGCTAAAGAGAAGCCAACTAATACTACAGAAAAATAGATGAGCAGAGAGATGGATTTATTAAAGCATGCTATTTCAAGCAGAACAAGTTATACTGAAGTTCTGCGTATGGATATGAAGCAGGCTGATACGGCTAAACAAAAAGCAGAGGGACTAACTACGTCTGAAGGAAATACTGCTATGACATTTAATTCTTCTAAAGGTGACTTTACTACTAAAAATATGTCACACAATTTAAATATAACTAAACAAGATAATGATGGGAATATTGTACAGTCTTATAGATCTGTACCTCCCGGAATAGATAACTTACCTATGGGAGATGATGTAGGAAAAGTAATAGAAACCCCAGCTACATATCAACAACCAAAAATTAATGATTGGTTTCTAAACTCTAATAATACTTCTTACGCTGAAAGTAAAAATTATCAAAGAATAAAAAGCAGTAGAAAAGGAGTAAGACAAAATCCTGACGGCTCACATTCAACGCATTTAATGGCAGACAATAATAATGATGAGGCATGGCCTACATTATTTCAAAGTAAAGATGGTAGTTGGTTTGAAGCTGGGTATGAAGAGGCTAAAATGAGAGATGAGATATATAAATTTGATTCTAAAAAAGAGGTAACTGACTTTGCTAGAAAAGGAAATTGGAAGGATACGTATAAACAAACCAATATCAACGATTGGTATATGAACCAAAAACAAGGAAAAGGATAACAATAAAGTGTTATATAATAAAGTTATTTATTAAATATAATACTGATGTAAAACAACTAAATATTAATACTAAATTTGTAAAATTATGGAACAACCGGAAAACGAAGATAAACTAGATTTTAACGACATATCATTTGATGATATTGTATCTGTAGATAATAATCTTTCAGACACTTTAACTCTATCAGATAATAATGAAGACTCAATAAAAGCATCAGGAAGTGACGCTGAAGAATTGGGTGTAGAAGATGAATCAGTAAAAGTAAACAATGAGCTGGAGGACGATGCAGCTAAAACTATTAATGATGACATCATTGAACCTACAGATAAAGACGATGTAGATAAAGAAGAAATTGATGCTGCATTAGAAGAACAAGATAAAGAAGTAAGTAGTGATAAGGGTGAGGAATCAACTGTAGTAAAAGAAGTATTAGACTCTTTAGGATTTGAAGGGGAATATGACTATGAAGATACTCCAGAAGGTTTAAAAACTTTAACTTTAGATGTAGCTAACAAATTAGCAGAAGAACAACTTGATAATATCTTAGAAACTTTTCCACTAGTTCAAAGACATTTAGAGTATGTTATGAATGGAGGAGAATCTGAAAATTTTATGAAAGCTAATGATCCACAATCTGATTATGGGAAATTAGAACTTACTGAAAAAGATATTCCTATGCAAAGAGTAGTGGTAAGGAATTACTTTAAAGCTAAAGGGCATGAAGATGCTATGATTAATGAGTTACTTGAAGATTATGAAGATTCTGGTAAATTGTTTGCTAAAGCAGAGTTAGCTAAAACGCAGCTAAGTGAAGCTCAAAATAAACAAAGATTAAGTATGTTAGAAGAGCAAAAACAAACTAACATAAAATCTCAAGAGGAAGAAAAACAATTTTGGAGTGGCATACAAAAGACAATTCAAGAAACTGATGAGTTAGCTGGGATCGCTATACCAAATAGAGAAAAAAATAAGTTTTTTAAATATATATCAGCTCCTGTAAATAAGAAAGGCCAAACACAAAGTATGGTGGATAAATCCAATAATACTAACGAGCAAAAACTTCTTATGGATTATTTAATGTTTAAAGGATTGAATTTAAAAGAAATTATATCAACAAAAGCAAAAAGTCAAAATACTAGAAGTTTAAAAGATAGAATTCAAAGATCTAGTAAAGCAACTTTAAAAAGTGCTAATAAAAAAACAAACACAAAAACAAACTTGGATTTAAATGATTTAGATTTTGGATCATTAATGTCTTAGTGAGTTTTCTCGAAACGAGGAGATCGGGACCTCATTAAAATTAAAAAAATGCAAGTATTAAAAACGTTTTATAACGATCAGCAAATGACAGACTCAAACAGTCTGGCAAATGCTTTGATGGAAAAGCCAGCTGAGCTGTCTCCCATCATAACACACCTTGCAGGGAAAGAAGACAGACGATTTCCGTTAACAATGTTAACAGAAGGAGTAGGTAACGCTAAATCCATTGATAGATACGAATATGAGTACAGAGTAAAAACTCATGAAGTAAATATTAGACCAGTCGTATCTTCGGTTGGTAATGGTCTTGGTGGAGCACCGTTTACTTTAACATTCCCTGACAAATGGTTTGTATTCCCATACACTTTGATTTCAGAGTCTGGAGTACAAGCAAGAATTATGTCTGAGCCGGTTCAAGCTGGATCTAACTGGGCATATACATTACAATTAATTGAGCCGGATGCTGCTGCATCTATCCCTGCTGCAGATATTGCTGCTGGAGGAATGTGGGCACAACTTTACGCTAATGTAGGATTAGACTTCTCTAGAGGTAATGCTTCTAACTGGTCAACTCCTGGTTTAGTACGTAATAAAATTGGTACAATTAGAAAGTCTTACCACTTTGCTGGTAATGCTAAAGATTATGTAGCTGAATTTTCTTTACCTACTAAAGGTGGAAAAACTACTAAGCTTTGGATGGACTATGAAGAGTACCAACATATGTTAAGATTTAAAGAAGAATGTGAATTACTTTACTGGTATGGTGAGAAAACTTACGATGCTAATGGAGTAACTGCGATGAAAGATGAAAATGGTCAGCCGGTAATTACTGGTCCTGGATTACTTCAACAAATCATCAATAAAGATTCATACTCTACTTTAACTGAATCTAAGTTAATGAATGTAATCGGTGATTTATTCTATGGTATGACTGACGCTAGTTCAAAGCAAATTACGCTTTATACAGGTATTGGTGGTGCTAGAGAATTTGATGCTGCATTAAAAGCGTACGGCGGTGGGTTCTCTCAAGCTTGGACGGTTAATGCTGATAGTAAATTTATTACTGGTTCTGGAAGATCATTAGGAATGACTGGATACTTTACTTCTTATGACCATATTGATGGACATACAGTAAATGTAGTTAAGGTTCCTATGTTCGATCATGGACCTGTTGCACAAGCTTCTAAGAAACATCCTGTTTCAGGATACTCTATGGAGTCTTACAGAATGGTATTTGTTGATCAATCTAATTACGATGGCCAAGCTAACGTACAGATGATTAATAAGAAAGGACGTGAGATGATGAGATGGGCAGTTGCTGGTTCTGTTATACCTAGAGGTTTCTCTGGTTCAGATACTAGAGCGTCTGATATTGACGGTGCGTCAGTTCACATGCTTAAGACTGCAGGAATAGTGTTGAAGAGATTTGACACTTCGTTGGATCTACAATGTGTTGCATCGTAGGTTAATATTTAGTTTCCTTGGTAAGAAGGGGGGCGTTTCCAGCCCCCCTTATACCTATCTATACGGGCAAAGTTATTCTTTATGGCCCAAACAATTAATTAATTAAAAGAACAAAAAAATGAAAAAAGTAGCATTAAGAAGAAAAGAACTTATGAACCATTTACCTAAAGAGGTTCGTTTAAGTGCAAAAACAAAATTAGGTAGTATTTACGTAGGCCGTCAACCTTTAAGAGGGGTCGAAGGAAAAGAAGAAGAAGAAATGTTAACCGGAATATTAGATGTAGGTCCAGCTCACGCTGATTGGCATAAGCATGCTAAAAAATTCTGGTCAGAACTAACTATTTCTATACCTTTTGAGGGAGTTGATTTAGATGTCAGCACTGACGAAAACGGAAAGCCTTTCAACAGAGAAGATTTTTTAAAGTATAAGTTTGCTTTGAAACATCCGCAAGTTGCTTTAAATAAGAGCGATATGAGTTCTAAACATAGATTTTATATTCATGACGCAACAAGAGATCTTATTAAAAAGAATAATGAAATACAAGTTAGGAAAGATGCAGATAAAGAATTTATAAAAGTAACTTCCGATGATAAAAAAATGTCGAGAATACTTAGAATATTAACTATAGATAGAAACCCAGATAAAATGACGCTTCTTCAAAAAGAAAACGCTCTTTATGAACTAAAGAATTCTGATCCAAAGAAATTCTTTAAGGTAGCTACTGATACAAATTTAGATGTAAAAGCTGAGATAGAAGAACTTGTGTCTGCTGGTGTATTACGTAGAATTGGTAATCAAGTTGTATACTTAGATGAGGTTATTGGGGAAACTTTAGAAGATTCAGTTGTATATTTAAAAAATAAAAAGAACTCTGGTACTTTAACTATACTGAGAGTTAAACTTAAAGAAGCTATTGTATAATGACTATTCAAGAGATGCATATAGGTGTACAGCAAGGAATTCAAAAAATTTCTAGCCACCAAGTTGATATATTTTTACCGCAAGAGATGGACCTAGCGATTAATAAAAATATTAATAAATTTGTATCTCAGAGATATGGTAAACAAAGTAATACTAAACAGAAAGGGTTTGAGGAGTCTCAAAAAAGAATAGATGATTTACGTACTTTAGTAGTTGAGTATTCTGATAATACAACATTTAAATCTCAAATAGGAGAAAACGCATTTATAGATACTTTTAGACTTCCAGTTGTAGGTAATACTGCGTCAGATGAAAATTATAGACATTTAATAAATGTTAGGGCTTTAGTTGAGCATCAGGGATGTAAGAAACTTAATTGGGATTATGAGTACTTTGTAGATACTTGCGAGTGTTCTATTACAGTAGCAGGATCAACTGTACAAGAACAGTTTGATAATTGTGCTCAGACTTTAGGAGCAGAATGGGTTTGTAGCTACACTCAATCTGATTACAGAATGGCAGGAACTTATCTTGTAGATGCGAATGGTGATCTTGTTTATGGTATGGATGGAACTTTAACTTTAGATGCTTCTAAACGTACTACTATGTCTAGCTGCAAATTTGCGCAGCAAGATGATATATTTGACTTACTACAAGATCCTTTTAATAAAACAAAAATTACATCACCACTTTATACAATACTTAATGAAAATTTAGATATGTATACAGATAATTCGTTTGTTGTTTCTTCTGTAAAAATAACATATTTAAAACATCCAGCTATTGTAAATATAATGTCAAATACTAATTGCGATTTGCCCGTACACACACATCAAGAGATTGTTGATATGACTATCAACAGTTTACTAGAGGCTATATCAGATCCTCGGTACCAGACCCAGTCTGTAGAAGTACTAAAATCTGAATAATTATTAATACATAAAAAATAAAATTATGTCAAGATTAACATTTATATCAAATGCAGATGTACATTTAGCAGCATCAGGAGCAACAATTGTTTCTGCAGCTGCAGGAGTATCTGGAATTTGGGACCTTAACGGAAACGCATGGCAAACTGCCGCAGCATTAACTGCTGCAGATACCATACAAGTCGTACAAGGAAAAGGGTCTGGTGAATACCCATTATTCAGCCAAATATTTAACATGAAAGGAGTAAAGATGGTTTATACTCCATATGTTAGAGCTGTAAAGCAATCACTTGCACTTACAGTAGCAGCAACAGGTGCTGTAGGTTCAATCCATTCTTTAAAACTAGTTAGACGTGCTACTGATATTGGATACGATAAGTACATGAATCCAGCTGCTGAAGACTTTGGACGTACAGATCAAGTTACTCCAATTGAATATGTAACAGTTACTGGTGATACTACTAGTACTATTGCTGCTGCATTAGCTGCTGCTGCAAATAAGATAGGTAAAAAGTACGGTTTTGTTGCTAGTTCTAATAGTGCAGTTTGTACAATTGTTGCTGCTGAGTTTGGACACGAGTTTGATATGCTAAACTTTGCTGGTAGTACAACTAATACATTAGCAGTAACTGCTAAAGTAGAAGGTTCAGGTAACTACCACCAAGTTATTTCTGCAGAGAAAGAAACTCAAGCAATGCAAGGGTACCACGGAAGAGCAGGATCTTTCCTAAATACTCCAGATACTTTCACTAGTAAGGCTATTGCTCCAGTTGCTACCTCAGCTACACTTGGTTATGATGCTATAACACTTCACGTTCCTACTAGTACTTCTGGTAATGTTGCGAACGATGCTAGTGCTATGTCAAATATAACTTTGTATTTTGATGGTGTAGACGCAAATATGGCTAACTATGAGACTGTATTTGGTATTACTGCTGGTACAGCTTCAACAATAACATTGTAACAACTTTAAGAGAAGGGGGGTGTAAAAACTCCCCTACTTTTTTTACCTTTTTAAAATTAAATAATTATGGCAATAGAAGTAAAATTATCCGCAGATTGTAAAACCTTAACTATAGCAGGAGGATCATCAGGATCACCTGTAGAGGTATGGATTAATGAAGTGCAGTATCCTATGGTTGACCCAGCAAATTCTCCTACGAATCAAACGAATGCTGCAGTAGATTTAGAAAGACTGGGAGGAATCAGTCCAGCACCTTCATTAACAAATAATAATTTCCCCTCGGGAGAATTAACTATAACATGGGACAATATTCCAGGTATTAGTACAGAACAACTGAACGGAGTAATAAAAGTAATTATAACAGAGCCAGATCCAATAGGTAACGTAACTTTTGGCGCAGTAGGACTATGTGCTTTAAATTGTTGTTTAGCAACAAAAGTTAAAGAATTATTAGAATGTAAATGTAAAGAATGTA